ACAGCATCCGTGCTCCAAAGGCAACGCCCGACCCCGGCTGACCGAGGCCGGGCGTTCCCGGTATCAACCGCCGAGGCGGCGAGGCTTACGCGACCTTGCGACCGATCGCGTAGACCAGGCCACGCGACTGCGCCTGCGAGGTCGTGACACGCAGCGTGCCGCCAGCGGCGACGTCGTGGTACGTGTCATCGATCTGGAAGGCCACCATCAGGGTCTTGTCCGCGACGGTGTTGTCCCAGGTCATGGCCTCGGAGATTGCGTTCGCGCCGTTTTTGACGGTCAGGGTTCCGCCCGCGAGGCCCGCCTCGTCGGTCTTGACCGCGACGAAGAAGAAGAACTGCGTCTTCTCCGTGATCGTCAGGTCCGTGTCGGTGGCAGCCGCGGGCACGTCGATGACGTGGACCACGATCGCGCCACCAGCGCTGTTGCCGTCCGCGACGTTCGCGAACACCGCGCCGGTGATCTGCGCTGCGAGGCGGTCGGCACCGATGGTAGCCGCGCCGATCAGGGCGTCGGTCTCGGCTTCGGTCGCGGTTGCGATCTTGCCGCCGCCGCGCAGCTTCACGTTGCCGGTCGTCGCGGCGCTGGCCGCAACCGCGGTTGCGGTGCCGATGTAGTTGTCGGCCGCGCTCGCCACGAGGGTCTTGCTGGCGGTCGCCGCCGAGGCGTCCCAGTAGAGACGGTCACCCTCGGCCCAGGTCTCGCCGGTCTTTTTTCCGATCGTGAACGCGCCCTCGGTCGCCAGCGGGTACTCGACACCGCTGCCAGAGGCCGAGTTGAGCGCGACGCCGATGATCTCCGCGCCGACCTCCTGCACGCTGCCGCTGGTGACCGCACCGCCCGCGGTGACGGTCAAGATTTTGCCGGGCTGAACCCCATTCGTTGCCATGATCGATCCTCCAGGCGGCCCCACCGCCAGGGTTTAGCCGGGGCGCCCGTTGTGGACGCCCCGGCTGTCTGGTTAGCTGCCGGGGTCGTAGGCGACCGGGCGCCAGTCGATGGCCTTGGCAGCCAGGAAGTCACGGACCTTGTAGCCGATCTGGTCGGCGTCCTTCTGCTCGATGGTCTCGATCTGCGGGCCGGCGTAGCCAGCCAGCCGGCCGATCTCGAGGAACGGACGATCGCTGATCAGGTAGTAGGCGGCGGCGCTGATGTCGTCCAGCCGGGGCTCGACGATGACCTCAAGGCCACGGATGGCCTGTGTGGTCGCGCTGGTCGCCGCAGTCGGGACGAACGTGCCGTTCACCAGCTGATCGGCAGCGTGCTCCAGGGCGGCTGGGACGAGCAGATATTTGCCCATGAAGTTGACGCGGTTGCCGTTCAGGTCGGTCTGCAAGCGCAGTAGCTTGCGGAGCGCAGCCACGCCGGCATCCGAGAACGCAGCGTGCGTCGCCAGGTTGCTGTGCGCGGCGTCGAAGAGCGGGTTGCCGTCGCCCATCGTCTCGCCGCTACCGCTGTTGCTGCCGAACACGCCAGCCGAGCCGTAGACCAGCTCCAGCTCGCGGCGAGCAGCCGCGCGGCCCATCTCCTCGGTGAGGATGCGGAAGCCGTCGAGGTCGTCGTTGATCACCATCTCCAGCGTGAAGGGCAGGATCTGGCCGTACTTGGCGACCGTGTAGACCTCGCGCTCCTCGCCGATGGTGGCGTAGGTGTACTCGGCACCTTCGACCACCTTCGGGATGGCGTCCACGCTGCCCATGCGGACGGCGCTGACCTGCTTGAGGTCACGGACGGTGCGGGTGCGGCTGAACGCGCGGTGCGTCATCGGCTCGGCGCCGTAGCCCTCGAGCAGGTACTTGTTCGCGACGTTCGCGAGCAGGTAGGGGAAGTCGCCGGTCGTGTGCGAGGACGAGAACGAGCGGACACCGCCGACCTGCATCGCGGCCTTGGCGATCTCGCGCTCGGTCATGCGGCTGACGTCCACGCCGTTCTGTCGCAGCATCTCCTCGGCCATGCGGCCCAGGCTCAGGTGCGCGTGCGCGCGGCCGGCGTCGGTGAGCGCGACCTTGCCCGGAAGCGCGCGGGCCTCCAAGGCGTTCTGGATGCCTTCGACGACCTGCTCGGCGTGCGAGCGGGTGACCGTCGCGCCCTTGTGTTGACCTTGCACGTCCTGCTCCTTGCTGCGCTCGGCGAGCTCGGCGAGCATCGCGGCGCGGGCGGCGTCCACGGACACGCCCTCGTCGATGTAGCGCTGCGCGTCCAGGCCGTGCGGCTGGGCGGCGGCACGAATGTCCGCCTGACGCTTGCGCTCGGCGTTGATGGCCGACTGCGCGGCCTCCTTGCGGACCGCGTCGAGGTCGACGGGCGCCGGGGTGGGCTCGGTCATCTGATCCTCCTGGGCGGCGGTGTCCGCAGCCCGTACCTGTGCGCCAGCGTCGGCCGGAATCGGCACAATGCTGACTTCCATCGGCTCCCACGCGGTCGCCGTCCTGACCTCGGGCTGCCCCTTGCCGCCCTTGTCGATCTTCCACTCGCGCACGGCGTAGCCGACGCTGATGTTGCGCAGCGTGCCCTCGGTGATCTTGGTCACCGCATCGACCGCCGACTCTGCCGCGCTGAGGCGAACACGAGCGACGCCGCGGCCATCCTCGACCCGCGCGCTGCCTTCGACGACGACGCCGATCACGCTGCGGGTGCTCCAACTGTCGTGCGAGTCCAGCAGCGGGGCGCCAGCGTTCAGGCGCGTCAGATCGGCTCCTTCGACCGCTAGGCGCTCCATGTAGACGCTGCCGGTGGCCCAGTCGCGTCGCTGCACGTCCGCGCCGGTGGTCCAGACGATGTCGACCTCGCGCGTCTGCTCGTCCCAGGTCGACGGCGCCATGCGGGCCTCGAGCCAGGACTGCTGCCGTTTCTCGCGCTGCTCGGTCATCGTCTACCCCAGGCGCTATGCGCCGCGCCCCAACGCTGCCCGATAGGACACAGGCTGTCAACCCTATGACACAGCCTGTCCTATGCCGCCTCGTCGTCGGGCTGGTCGTCGGGCTGATTGTCGGCGTCGTCCTGCGCATCCTCTGCGTCAGGCTCTGCAACGCCCGGCGGCATCGTCACCGCCTGCGACGGGCTCGCGCTACCGAAGCCCGACAGCGACAGGCCCATCTCCTCGGCGGTCTCGCGCTCCTCGGCAAGCTGCGCCAGCACGGTGCGCCAGTCGCTACCGCGCTCGGCCGCCGACTCGGACAGCGTGCGCAGACCGGCCTGCATCTCCAGGATGTCGGCCTTGGCCTCGGCCTCGCGGTCGATCGCGATCCAGCGCGGCGGGTGCCAGTCGGGACGCATGGCGCGCGCCATCGTCTCGCTGTCCATCATCGGTAGCCGGCCAGCCAGCATCGCGGCCTCGACCATCCACCGCCACATCGGCTGACAGACGTGCGGCACCACGACTTGCCGTGTCATCGTGGACAGCAGGCGGCGATACTCGATCATGCCGGCGCGGATCGACGAGTAGTTGACTCCGGTCAGGTCGCCCGTTAGCACCTCATAGGGAATCTGCGCGCCGAGCGCGACGATCCGCTGGTAGTGCTGCACCGACTCGCGGAAGCCGCCGAACTGCTGCGGCGCGAAGAACTCGATCCGCTCGCCGCTCGGCAACTTCGGCAGCATGCCCGGCCGCATCGTCTCGACCCACTCGCCGTCGTCGTTCTGCTCGACGTCGTCGCTCAGGCCGACCGGGTCAAGCGAGTCAGTGTACCGAACGCCCATGACCGTCGCCTGCATTTTCTGCCTGACGATCTCGGTGTGCTCAAGGTCGTCCAGGTCGCGCAAGTCCAGCATCACCGGCGACAGCCACGGCACGCCGCGAAGCTGCCCCGGCCGTGTCGGCAGGTAGATGTGCGACACCTCGCGCGCCGGCACCATCACCGTCTCGATCCCGGCACCGAGGCTCTGCCCGGTCTCGCCGGGGTGCGTGCGGTACAGCCGATACGCGCGGCGGCGGCCGATGCCGTCGAGCTCGATGCCGTACTGGATGCGCTCATCGTCAGGCGTGCGTCCGACAGTCCACAGGTTGTCGGCCAGGAAGTCAGCCTCAAGCAACTGGATCTGCACCGGCAGCCACAGCGGATCGGTCGGCGCGCGCCAGCGTCGACGCATCAGCGACTCGCCGGATTCCAGCCACGACGTGACCGCCAGACGTTGCAGGCCGTACGGGTCGAACCGCCCATCGGCGTCGGCGTCCAGGCCCCACGACGCCCACAGGTCCAGCAGCAGCACGTCCAAGTCTGCGTTGCCGGTGCGTGGCTGCGGGCGCACACCATCGCCGACCAGCGCCGAGCCGAGGACCGCCATCGTGCGAGCGGCCAGAGCGTTGTTGCGGACGAGGTCGCGGCTGCGGTCCCTGAGCGACTGCGACGCCGCGCCGATCTCGGTGTTCGGGCCGTTGGCGTTGCTCAACCAGCCGGCTGTCAGCCGACCGCTCTGCGCGGCTTCGTAGCGGCGTGCGCGCGGCGGCGCGGCCAGTGCGGGCCGTGGAGCTCGGGACGGCGCGAGCGCCGCAAGCCACCGTCGATACCATGGGCGCTGCTGCTCTCGCATCGTCTAGTCCCGCTTGAAGCTGAGGTAGGTCACGCGCTTGGCAGACTGGACCGTGCCCAGCCCGATCTCGCGCTGCATCTGCGCGCGCAGTTTCAGCATGTCGTCGAGGCTGCGATATGTCACGGTCTTGCCGTTGATCGTGTACGACAGCACGCCCTGCGCGATTGCAGCGTCCAGCGCGTCAAGCTCGGTCTGCGTCCATGACACGGCGCACCTCCACAGCGCACGCTACCACGCACGACCGCCGGGGTCTAGCCACGACGATCGAGGCCGCTTGCGTGCTGGGGCTGGTCGCGCAGGCGCGGGGCGCTGCCTCGGTTGCGGCGCAGTCGCGGGCTGCTCGGCGACCGGCGCCCCACGCTCAGGCGGCTGCACGTCCTCCAGCCGTCGGCCCGCCGACATCAGCGAGCACAGCGCCGCGTAGGCGTACACCCGGCAGTCCAACGCCTCGGACCGCACCCCGCGCTGCGCCACCCACTCGCGCCGGCCAGCGCGCGACACCTGCGGACGCTCGCCCAGCACCTGCCGATGCCACTCGCTGTCGCGGTCTGCCGGGATGTGGCAGTACCCCGGACCGGGCCTACCGATCGGCCAGCGGCGCCACAGCACGTCCTTGGCGTTGTCGACGCCGACCAGCCACACCCGCCAGCCGGTGCCCTTACGGCCTCTGCTGCCGCGCTTGGGCCATACCGGACGCTGCGGTCCGCTC